AATGGCAACGAATTGAAGATAGGATGAAAACTCCTGGTAAGTCTATCAATCGTTACATGGACTATGCGTATAGTTGGATTGGTTGGGGGTATCATGGTGCCCGCACTTCGTATGCTCATGATTATGCGTCCCGACTGATCACGGTAGAGGTTGAAACTAAAAATTCCTAATCTAGGATAAATACGGGGGAGTGCATAACTCCCCTATGTTTAACTTTAACTTTGGTAAAAAGAAACCAGATATAAAACAATACGCAATTATAGGGATTGTATTATCTTCTATTATTGCAGCACTCTCACAATGTACTGGAGTATCTGAAAATGGACTTTGGGATTTACTGGACGAGATTCAAAGAAAATATTTCCCGCAAACGATTCTTAATGAGTTTGTACTTAAAGATCCTGAGAAATTAGAGAGGAGAATTAAGAGAGATGTAGATCGAGCACTGAATGAAGTGACTCCAGAATATGATCGTATCATTCGTGAAGCAGATAAAAAATATAAACCAAGATATTCTGAGAAACCGATAGACTCTAATCTTCAAACTGGAGAATCGAGATTACTTGGTGGAGAAATGAGAATCTGTGCTGTATGGGTTGACGATTGCCCAAAGGATTGATACAATAAAGACATCGGGTAGGTTTCCGAGTGGTTAAAGGAATCTGACTGTAAATCAGACGGCTCTGCCTTCACTGGTTCAAATCCAGTCCTGCCCACCTTGACGATCAAACCACCGTCTGCTATGATATGAGAGTTGAAAATCAACTGCGGTACTCCCCTTCAGTAGGTTCAGGAGTGGCGGCGATAGGAACCTACTTATGGGCTAGTAACTCAGTGGAATAGAGTAACGCTCTTCTAAAGCGTGAGTCGCTGGTTCGAATCCAGCCTAGCCCGTTGGATAGTATAAATAATATTATCCAAATATAAAATAAAATGTCAACCTGTTCTACTTGCAAAATTGAATTAAACGAAGACAATGCTTATAAAAAGGGCAAACGACTTCAATCATATTGCAAGACTTGTATGAATAGAATATTTCAAGATCGTTGGAAACAACGAAAACTTGATGCTATTCAATACAAAGGTGGAAAGTGTCAAGTATGTGGTTATTCCAAATACTATGGTGCTTTAGAATTTCATCATAGAAATCCCAAAGAAAAAGAATTTGTTTGGCAAAAAATGCGATTAGTTTCAAAAGATAAGTTAACTGCAGAACTTGATAAATGTGATTTACTCTGTGCCAATTGTCATAGAGAAATACATCACGAAATACTTATTCCACAATAGCTCAGCGGTAGAGCATTCGACTGTTAATCGACTGGTCCCTGGTTCGATCCCAGGTTGTGGAGTTGGAAGGACTGGAAATGTCTGGGACTTCCTCTAAATCCTAAGTTTACTTAGGTCGGGGACTTGATCACCCCCGTTCGTTGCCTAGTTCTGGGGTCCTCCGTTGGTTGAGGGTTACCCTTCCTAGGCATTTGGGCGATTAACTCAGCGGTAGAGTGCCTCGTTTACACCGAGTATGTCGGCGGTTCGATCCCGTCATCGCCCACTTGCATAAATACTCAAAAAAGAGTATAATGGAAAAATTATTCAAACTCTTAAGTGATGCTCAGTCATCACTTTTTGTGTTGTTTCATAAAACTTGGGCGTTTCATTGGAATGTAGTTGGTGAAGATTTTACCCAACTACATCAACTTTTTGGTGGACAATATGAAACTATGTTTGAAGAGATTGATAGACTCTCTGAACACATGAGATACTTAAATGTTAAACCTCTGAGTTCTCTTTCAAGAATGCTTGAGGTTACGCAAATTAAAGAAGCGGCAAGTTCAACTGGTGCAAAAGAAATGCTCCAAGAACTTCTTGAAAATAATACTAAATTTTGTGAGTTAATGTCTGAGATTTCAGAAGAAGCAGAAGAGCAAAAATCGTATGCAACTGCGAATTTAGTTCAAGATTTAATGGAGTCTCATGGTAAATTTGTATGGATGTTAAGATCACATTTACAGTGATAAGGATGAAGAACAATGATTTCAGTAAGATGCAAGGATTGCAATAGAGAATTAACTGGAAATTCCACAAAGACGGTAACTTGTGGATGTTCTAATATGACTACTATTCGTGGCGGAATTATTTCTGCTGTTGACTTATCTCGTGTAGTCATGTTAAACTCAATAAATACGAATACAAAAACAGGTATTCTTTCTAACGAAGATCTTGCCTTTCAAGAAGCGAGACGTAAGCGTAAAGTCAGAAAACTTGATTTTGAAATTCGTTAAAACCTGGAAGCGTGGCCGAGTGGTTTAAGGCACCTGTCTTGAAAACAGGCAATGTGAAAGCATTCGTGGGTTCAAATCCTACCGCTTCCGTTACAAATATTACAGAATTTAAGATTGTCTTAAACACTTTCTTGAAACCAACACAAACTTGACAGTCTAAGAACACTCACTAGCATAACTAGTAGTATTCAACCTCAACCCCATGGATCAGCACACCTACGATAATTGGGTGAAGATCAAGGAGACTTTTGAAGCCTCTGGGAACACAAATAATATGTTCTACAAGAGAGCAGTTGAAATAGTCAAAACCCACAAAGATCCTCTTGCAAAGTTTCTTGGAGATGAGAAATGATGGAACCATTTGATGATGATTATGCAACACATTCTGAAGTTCAGGAGATGATTGATGCCGCAATACGACGACACAACCGTAATGCTTCTATCATTAGTATGTGCGTTGGTTGGGTGGTTCTTGCTTTATTTGCTGAGGGACTTTTGAGGTTGATTGGAGTTATTCCACCACTTCTACCATGGCTCAACATTACCCTGAAATAATAGGCATCGTCCTACTATTGGTATTTGCCGCCACAATGTTCTATCAAGGAACTTGTATCATAAGAAATCAGCGTGGTTATTCTTTACGTGACTATATGAAACAAGATAGCACAACAATGCGTAAAAGAATAGAGGAACTACTTAGAGACAAATGATAACGATTACAGAAGAAGACTTACAAGAATTACGAGAAATAGTTTTAAGACAAAAAATGGATGAGTTATTTGAAGAACCATCTACCTATGAGGACGAAGAAAATGACTAAAACATTCATATCGTCAATTTTACTTTTCGGTGCGATTGGAACCTTTATTTACTGGGGTCTTACACACGCATATCCACAACATTAGGAGACATTATGGAAAGATTCAAAGATTTTTCAGAGTATGAATTGCGTCTCCTTGCAGATGCAGTATGGGTAAGACAAAGACATCATATTGCTGGAGACCGAAAGTTTAAAGAGTATGGAGCACTTCTTGGTGAGATTCAGAAATTGGTCGATTACAAACCAGGAGTATTCCTATGAGAAAGTTTAATGATGTAGTTCTATCAATCACGGTAGCCATCATTGACTTTCTTTACCGTGATCTACCAATCCAAAGATTCTGGGTTCTGGAAACAATCGCCAGAGCACCTTACTTCGCGTTTCTCAGTGTTCTTCATCTCAGAGAATCACTAGGTCTCCGAACAGAAGAACACTACTACCTGATGAAAGAACACTTTGCTCAAACAATCAATGAAACCGAACACCTCAGAGAAATGGAGTCGCGTGGCGGAGCAGACCGCTGGGTTGATCGTTTTTTCGCTTATCATTTGGTTCTCATCTATTATTGGATTATGGTGGGTTATTATTTTCTTGCTCCTGTTTTCGCTTATCATCTGAACTCAGGTATTGAGTTTCATGCAACAGAAACATACCTAGATTACTTCTGGGATCATCAGGATGATGCGAAGATTGTAGAGATCGCAGTGGATGAAATGAATCATTATATTGAACTAGAACGAGCAATGGAGATGATCTGATGTTATTAGCAAAAGCACTTTTATTTGTTTCAGTTCCTTTCATATTAACAACTCTTTATTTCGGAACAAAAGGGGGGTATTATGATACCGAAAAGTATAAAGGAAACGGAACCGCACATTAGACAGCGGTATCATTTTGCCGCATCAGCATTTGTAAGAATGTGGGGACATAGTTCTTTACATGATCGTCGTATCGTAGAATTCTGTGAAGTATGGGCATATAGAACTGAAAATGCTCCGTTAGACAGCATGACTTTAGACCAATATTTTTATTACGAATTTAAAACTTGGAGAGGATACTAGTGACTAATTTGCTCATTTCTAGTTTAGAGAATTAGTAATGCATATCCAAACTAAATACGTTAAATAATTGTTAAATTAAAAGATTAACCAATGACTTTATTATCAGAAGTACCTATTTTTAATCTTGCTCTTGCTGCAGAGAAAAAGCACGGAGAGCATACTCATATGGTTATTGAAGCAATTCCCAAAGATGAAAATGCAAATACTGATATTAATAATGTTTCAGTAAATGATGTAGTTTGGTGGGTGGAGTTTGAAGATCAGGTGAAAACATTTAATACATTTGATGAAGTAAGTCGTTTCTTTATGGAAGAAGCGGTTGCAAGTTCACCCGCCACTGTGGTATAATAATCAAGTCAACAAAAACGGGGTGTAGCGCAGTTTGGTAGCGCATCCGCTTTGGGAGCGGGCGGTCGTAGGTTCAAATCCTATCACCCCGACTTACATTTTATTTTTTTAAATGGAAAAATTTACTGTAGAAGAATTTCAATCTAATTTCGATAACCTCATGGACAGAGTAGAAAACGGAGAATCTTTTTTGATTACTAGTGAATATGGTGATGCAGTAATAGTTCCACATAACGAAGAAGTTGAAGAAGTCATACGAATACACACCGAACTAAACAATGATGCCCCATAATTTTTTGGGACTGTCGCCTATGGGTTAAGGCCCACTGCTTATAACGGTGTGAACGGAGTTCAATTCTCCGCAGTCCTATTGGAGGTTCCGTGCCTGTGAAGAGAAATCTGAGGCTGGGTAAATCCTCCATTCGCTATTTGCGAATAGCGAATGCTCCTTTAGCAATCTGGTGAATGCAGCGAACTCATAATTCGCCTAAGGCGTGTTCGATCCACGCAAGGAGCACTGGACAGATCCGAAACTGTCCTACTTGACTTTCATAAGTCAAACCCTTATAATAACAAGGTCAACATTCAAAACAATGACTCTTACAGCAAAATTCAAGAAAGATGTTCAAACCCTTAAGGGTGCTGCAAACGGCGAATTTTATCTTGATGTAAAGAATCCGAAACTTTATAAAAAAGTTCGTCGCTTTTATGAAAATGAAGGTGTAGTATTCTCTGGTGATCCTCTTGATGACTATGAAATGCTCCTCGATTACATTGCTGCAGATCTTGAATCAGTTGAAGTTGCATGACTAAAATTCTTCTAGAGCGTGAAGGGTATCGCTTTATTGAAGCGGGTATTCTTGAAATTAACGGTAAACCCGATTATCGCTTGCAAAAGCAAAATGAATACACTAAACGCTGGAATGACATTTATCTTTTTGATAACGGTCTACAATGCACTACTGCAATGGAAGATATTGAATATGCGAAATGGTTAGATCCTGATCGTGTTCCTTGTTATGTCGATCCTGATGATCTTCAGGATTGGGATTAGTTAAATAGTCTCGGAATGACTTAAAACTTGCCCTGGTCGGGAGCAAACCCCTTATGTCTAAAACAAGTGTCTTAAGATATCTTGGAAATATTCTTCTCATAGTTGGTTATCAAATCATGTTATGGGGGGATTTTAAATATGGGTTATTGGTAAAGTTTGTTGGTGGCGCACTCACAATACCATTTGCAATCAAATTAAAACTCTATGATGTTCTAATTTTATGTGCTTTCTTTTCTGTTAATGAGTTTGCAAAATTATCCCAACTTTTCCTAGTTCAGTCAAACTAGGTGGTGGAGTCAAAACGACCCCTTTTGGTTTCTTGCCTTCCCATTAAAAGGCAAGTGGTGCGGATGGGACTCTCTCCCGCCTGGTTTCCAATTTCCAGTCAAAGAATTGGTGGCGAGCCTGAGTTACCCAAGGGAGGTTTACAAAACCTCCCTTTTTTAGTAGAATATATAATAAGAAGATTATTTACTTGATTGCTTTTATGAGTCAATATACGAAAACAGCACTTGTACTTGGTGCTGGTGGTTTCATTGGAAGTCACATGGTAAAAAGACTGCGCTCCGAAGGATATTGGGTTCGTGGTGTAGATCTTAAACTTCCTGAGTTTTCAGAAAGTGAAGCACATGAATTTATTGTAGGAGACCTAAGAGATCTTACTTTTGTTGAAAGAGTTCTCCAATATAAAGGTCCTTACAGAAATTTCTATAACTTTGTTCCTTCAAGATATATTGATACCTTTGATGAGGTATATCAATTTGCTGCTGATATGGGTGGAGCAGGTTTCGTCTTTACTGGCGAAAACGACGCTGATATTATGCATAACTCGTCACAAATTAACCTTAATGTTCTTGAGGCACAGCGTCAATTAAATGACTTTAAGAGCGTAAATAAGACTAAAATTTTCTATTCTGGATCTGCTTGCATGTATCCAGAACATAATCAATTGGATCCCGATAATCCAGACTGTCGTGAAGAATCAGCATATCCAGCAAACCCAGATTCCGAATATGGATGGGAAAAACTCTTCAGTGAAAGACTCTATTTTGCGTACTATCGTAACTATGGGATTCCTGTTAGGGTCGCTCGTTATCACAACATCTTTGGCCCAGAAGGAACATGGGAAGGTGGAAGAGAAAAGGCACCTGCAGCAATCTGTCGCAAAGTCGCCTACCTCCCAGAAGAAGGAGGAACTATTGATGTGTGGGGTGATGGAAAACAAACTCGGTCGTTCTTGTATATTGATGAATGCATTGAGGCAACCCGCAGATTAATGGATTCTGATTTTATTGGACCAGTGAATATTGGATCAGAAGAAATGGTTACTATCAATCAACTTGTAGAAACTGCAGCAAGAGTTTCTGGAAAAACTGTAGAAAGGAATCATATCGATGGACCTCTTGGAGTTCGCGGACGTAATTCCAACAATGATCTTATCCGTGAAAAACTGGGATGGGATTATTCTCAGACTCTTGAGGAAGGAATTCGTAAGACTTATAATTGGATTGAGTCCCAAATCCTAATTAAAGAAACAACTGATAATTTATTGCAAACAGTATGAAAATTACTATTCTTGGTTCCAGTGGGCAGATTGGTGCCTACCTTACAGATTACTTGCGCGAAAAAGGTCATTATGTTTATGAGTTTGATGTCGTAAATAATCCTCATGAGGATATGACCTTGATTCCCAATCTTCTTCTTGAAGAAAGAATTGCAGATTCAGACTTTGTGTTCTTCCTTGCATTTGATGTTGGTGGATCTCGTTATCTTAAAAAGTATCAACACACTTTCCAATTCATTGATAACAATGGTCGTTTGATGGTCAATGCATTTGGACTTCTTAAAAAGTATAATAAGAGGTTCATCTTTGCATCATCTCAGATGAGTAATATGAGTTACTCTCCATATGGAGTTCTCAAGAATGTTGGTGAACTTTATACTAAGTCATTGAATGGACTTATCGTTAAGTTCTGGAATGTTTATGGTATTGAAAAAGATCATGAGAAGGCTCATGTAATCACTGACTTTATTCGTAAGGGATTTGAAACTGGTGTTATTGATATGATGACTGATGGACAAGAAGAAAGAGAATTTCTTTATGCTGAGGATTGCTGTGAAGCACTTGAATCAATCATGGAAAATTATAATGACTTTACCTCAGAGGATAATCTTCACATTACAAGTTTTCATTCTACAAAAATTATTGATATCGCAAGTATAATTTGTGGTCAATTTAATTTGATTGGAAGGCATGATGTTAAGGTTCAACCTTCTGCTGAAAAGGATAGTGTTCAGATGGACAAGAGAAATAAACCAGATACTTACCTGATGAAATGGTGGCAACCTAAGACTACAATTGAGCAAGGAATTGCACAGATTTTTAAGAGTATGAGGGAAGACTATGCTGGCGTTTAATCAAATTGGAAACCTTGGAAGACTTGGAAACCAAATGTTTGAATATGCAGCATTAAGAGGTATTGCTGCTAAACATGAATATGATTGGTGTATTCCTCCAACACATCTGACTGGTATTGAAAACTACAGTCTTCATAAGTGTTTCAAGATGGAGGACGTGCAAGAAGAAAATCTTCAAATTTTAGAAGTCCAATATCTATCTGAAAGATTTTTTCACTTTGATGAAGAGTTGTTTGAGAAATGTCCAGACAATGTAAGTCTTCATGGATTTTTTCAATCTGAGAAATATTTCTCACATGTTGAAAATGTTATAAGAAAAGAATACACGTTTCATGATGAGCACATAGAACCATGTAAAGAGTTTATGTCTGAGTTTGAAGGGCAAGAACCAATCATGCTTCATGTTCGTAGGGGAGATCCAAATTTAATGGATCCTCGTGGTTTTAAGTGGTCTTATACTCAGTGTGGTGATCAGCATCCTGTTCAACCACTTGATTATTATGAACGTGCTTTAGAGGTATTTGATGATAATCAACCAGTGATTGTGTTTTCTGATTCTCCCGAATGGGTCGAAGAGCAAGAATTTTTCTCTGGAGATAGATTTTTTCAATCAGTCCCTCAACAAAAATATGCGGATGGTTCCTATACACCATATGCAGATTTGTGTTTGATGTCCCTGTGTTCTCATGCTATTATTGCTAACAGTTCTATGAGCTGGTGGGGTGCTTGGTTGCAATCAAATCCAAATAAAAAAGTAATCACCCCAAAGAATTGGTTTGGACCAGCATATGCTGATAAGGATACTAAAGATTTGTATTGCAGTGAATGGGAGATTTTATGAAAATAACAGAAAGAGAACATGTAATACATGCTTTAACCAATCCATACTGTGATCTGGGGGTCAATGGTCTAAGATTATTTTCTTTGATAGAACCATGTGATAATTTAATTTGCGTTGATCTGGGTGTTAGACACGGAGTTTCTTCTGCAATTCTCTCTTATCGTGCGGAAGAAAAAAACACCCATATCTTTGGGTGTGATATTACATTCAATGTGCTTGATGAATGGTACGATAGAACTTCTAATTACCACAAAATTGCTGCTGATAGCGTTACTCTTGGAAAAATGTGGGGTGAAGGTTTAGTAGATTTAGTATTTGTAGATACTCTTCACGTTAGAGAACAAGTCCTTGCCGAACTTTATTTTTGGACAGATTATATTAAACCAAATGGATTTTTTGTTTTTCATGATACGGAATGGGAGGATGGTATTTGCGAAATATATGATGGAAGAGAGACTAAAACTGTTAATCATGCAGTTATGGATTTCTTTGGATTGAAGGAGTTGGATGGGGAATATGAAGATGACCATATTGCAGTAAGGCATTTTAAAGAAAGTTATGGTATGACCTTCGTACAAATTAAAGACGTATCTTATATTCCAGAATATAAAAAAAATATTGATTGGGAAGAAGTTTTTGAGATGCGTAACTTCTTAACGAATATATATTTTAATAGATCTTCTCCATATTATATCGAGGAAATTGATCCCAATTGTTTAAATGAAATGGTAATTACTGTATGAAGATTTTTGTAACTGGATGTGCTGGACTTCTTGGGTCCAATTATACTAGGCATCTTCTTAAGAATGGTCATGATGTAATTGGTATTGATGATCTTTCTGGGGGATATAAAGCGTTTCTTCCTAAAGATGAACACTTTACTTTTGCTAAATTGAATCTAGAGAAAAGAAAAAAACTTATAGATTTATTTGATGAACATAAACCAGATGTAGTAGTACATTTTGCTGCTTATGCTGCCGAAGGACTTTCTCCTTTTATTAGGAATTTTAACTATAGGAACAATCTTATTTGCTCTGCAAATTTGATTAATGAGTGCATTAAACACGATGCTAAGATGATTTTTACATCAAGCATGGCTGTTTATGGTGCTCAGGAACCTCCTTTTACTGAAGATAAGAGACCACAACCTATCGATCCTTATGGCGTTGCAAAGTATGCCGTAGAGGTTGATCTTGAATTAGCTCGTAAGCAATTTGGGTTAAGGTATAATATCGTTCGTCCACACAACGTTTTGGGTAAGTACCAAAATATTTGGGATCGTTATAGAAACGTAATTGGAATTTTTATTAGAAAAACTCTAAATGGAATTCCTATTCTTGTGTATGGTGATGGTGAGCAGACAAGAGCTTTTTCAGATATCAAATATTATATGGAACCATTCGATAAACTTCTAACAGAGTACGATGGTGAAATTTTTAATATTGGTGCTGATAAGTATTTTTCACTTAATGAAGTTGCTCAAACAGTTCAAAAGATTGGGCGAAAATATGGATATGATGTTCCTATCGAGCATGGGGAAGCTAGGCATGAAGTAAAACACGCTTATTGTGATCATACAAAAGCAAAGACTATATTAGAATTTGTGGATAACACAAACCTTGAAGATCTCATTGAAGATGTTTTTGTTTGGGCTATGAAGCAACCAAATAGAAAAGTTAAAGATATGGATTATGAAGTTACTAAAAATATTTACGAATACTGGAAAGACTGATGCAAGAACCAATCAAAGGATTAACGACGGATAGGGATGAATTTTTATCAAGGGAAGAATTAAAAGAATATGATTATGATTTCTTGAATAAACTTTATGTAATGTTTTTAGATGACGAGGGTGCTTTATTTAATTGGTTGGGTTGTAATGGATTAGTGGAACAATTGGATTTTCATAAAAAATATGTGGATCAAATCAAACCTAAAAATGTTTTAGAGGTTGGAACTCATAAAGGATATTATTCATATTTTATGAAAAAGTTAATTCCAGATGTTAAAATTTGGACATTCGGCATAAATGAAGAAAGTCAACTTTGCGTTGATGAAATTCACAAGTATTTTGGTGAAGAATTTATTACTTTCTTTCCTGGAAATTCTGTAGAGACTTTAAGTAATTTTGAGAATCCAGAACAAATTAAATTTGATCTTGCTTGGGTTGATGGTGGGCACGATTACGAATGTGCATATTCAGATTTAAAAAATTGTGCTAGACTGGGAATTGATAATATATTAATTGATGATTGTGATAATGGGCTTGTGAGTAAATCTGTACAAAATTTTGTGAATGATAATCAACCAAAATACGTTATTATGGAAGAAAGTCCTTTTGAAAGAAAGATCACATACATTGGAAATTCATCTCATTGGAAACCAATTTCATCGGAAACCTTAAATTAAATTAATTAAAATTATGAGAAATTCAAAAGTTCTTGTCTATCAACCAAAGAATAGACCTGCTAAAGTCGCTAAACCATTTAGTATTCAAGACATCTATGAAGATGCATGTGCATGTGAAGTATCTGATATTTACATGCATCTTCCTGTTTTGTATGAATACGCTAAGAAGTGTGATCATGTAACCGAAATGGGGGCAAGATCTGGAAATAGTACATCTGCATTTTTATATGCTAATCCTAAAAAATTTGTCTCTTATGATTATCAATATGAAAATCCAGAACCACACCTCGCTAGAGAAGTTAACGCTCTAATTAAAGTCTTTCATCAAGCACAAGAATTGGGTGTGAATTGTGAATATATTGGTGCCGATGTTCTTACAGTAGAAATTGAAGAAACTGATATGCTTTTCATTGATACGTGGCACTGCTACGATCAACTTAAAAAAGAACTAGAACTTCATGCTGGTAAAGTTAGAAAGTATATTGCTTTTCACGATACCTATACATTTGGTGAGCGTGGTGAAGGTTATCCATCCATGGATCCAAACCATCCACAAAGAGATACTCTTGATGGATCAGGTGGAATTAGACTAGCAATTGATGAATTCTTGGAAGAAAATCCCGAATGGGAAATTGAATATGAGACTGAAGAAAATAACGGACTAATCATTATTACTAAGAACTGATATGAAAATTTTTGATTCGTTTCGATTCTTTAATGAGTTGGAACTTTTAGAAATTAGATTTAATCTACTTTATGATGTTGTAGACTATTTTGTAATCACTGAATGTCCATATACAATTAGTGGACATGAAAAGCCATTACTTTATCTGGAAAATAAAGATCAGTTTTCAAAGTTTAATGATAAAGTGATTCATGATATTACGGAAGAAATTCCTAATGACTTCTCGGATTATGTAGAGAAGAAAAAATATCATACTGCCTATGGGGATATTGATAATAACTGCGGGCAGAGATTTATTGATATTCCTGTTAGGTATCAAAGAGATATCTACGCTAGAAATTGTACAGCGTTTTCTTTAGAAAAGGCAGGAGTTTCTGATGAGGATATTGTTATTACCAGTGATGCTGATGAAATTGTTAATCCATTAATTCTTAAGAATGTGGATTGGTTCGATGCTTCAAATCATTATGCATGTCTTCAAAGATCATTTTATTATAAACTCAACATTCTTTATCAAGAAAATTGGGCAGGATCTAGAATTTGTTCTTGGAAAACTCTTAAGGAGATTAGTGTTGATAAACTGAGACAGAGTTTAAGTGAATCTCATTTAATCGAGTCTGCTGGTTGGCATTGGAGTTATTTTGGTGATGCTGATAAATTCAAACAAAAGTTAGCAGCGTCTGCAGACTGCCATCACAATACACCAGATGTAATTGATAATGCAGAAGAAAAAATTGAAAACGGATTAGATCCTCTCAATCGCGGAAATGTTTATCCTACAGTTCCTATCGATGATTCTTTCCCAGAATACATTTTGAATAATCAAGATAAGTTTACTCAGTACATTAAACCATGGAATTGATTGAAGGCGTAGCATTATCTAAACTTTGCGATTACTCTTTCGGTGATCAATCTGGACAATGGGGTAATATTTTTACCTCTTTTATGAAAGATGCTAATTTAACAAATGTTGAATTTGTTTCTAAAGTTTTTGAACTAAAGAAACAAAGAAACTATATGACTTTGTTTATTGATAATATCAGACTGTATAAGAGAGATATTGAAGAAGTAAAACCAGAAGATAAAGATTATGTTTGGTCTTTAATGGATAGAAGCGATCTTTTAAAATTGTGTTCTAACTTTAAAGATATAAACTTTATCATCTTTACTAATCTTGAAGATACCCCAATTGATCAATATATCTTTGATGCTATCCCAGAAAATGTCCTTTGTATTTCTGCTGTAAACGCTGCTTCTTGGGGTGGTAAAGTTATTCCAGCACCATATGGATTACAAAGGCAAATGCATCCTGGAGATAATAGAAATGAGATTCTGAATAAAGTGATGTTAGATTCTGATATCACTCCAACCAATCTCTTATACATAAATCATAGCACTCATACAAATCCAAAAGAGAGATCTGGTATTAATGAAATCTTTGAAGATAAGTATTGGGTATTGGTAGATAAAGAACGTGTTGGGTATGAAGAGTTTTTGAAGAAAATCAAAAATCACAAATTTATGATTTGTCCTATCGGTAACGCTTTAGACTGTCACCGAAATTGGGAAGTGTTATACCTCAAAAGAGTTCCAGTGATGAAGAGACATCCTTATCTTGAGGAACTGTATAAGAATTATCCTGTTCTTTTTGTAGACAACTATGAAGATGTTACTGAAGAACTTTTAGTTCAAAATGAACATCTTTATAATGAGGTAAAACAAATAGATTTTACCACATTGACCCTACCATATTTCTATGATAACATTGTAAGTAAAGCTATTAAGGAGATTTCATGCTAGTTAATGAAATGTATCTTGGATCTGGAATTGGAAACCAGATCTGGGGCGCTGTTGTGGTTAGAATCATCGCAGAAAAGTTAGGATATGATTATGGTATTATGGGAAAGCACCTTTGGAAAGGTGCTGGTTGGATGCCTTTTTTCTGGGGTAATGAAGTAATTGGTGGGTCTGGTCCTGATGGAGGACCACCTGATTCTCTTCCGCAAGGAATCGAATACTGGTATAAAGAATGTCAGTATCGACATCCAAAAAGTGGTCATGATTATAATCCTGTTGACCCAATGTTGTTTTTTCTCCCAGATAACACAAAAGTTGATGGAACATTTCAAAACATGATCTTTATTGAAGATCGTCGTGATGATATTAGAGAATGGTGTAAACTTGATGAAGATAAAATTATTAGAGATTATTCTCAAGATAATATTTGTGTAGTTCACTTTAGGGGTGGAGATTATTCTACTGGACATTCTTTCTTGCCTCCCGAGTATTATCAGATGGCGATGAAAGCAATGCAAGAAGAAAATCCTGATATTAAGTTTGTTGTTGTGACTGATGATCCAAATCTAGCTAGAAGACATATTCCAAACGCTGAAGTTGTTGGTGCAGCAGTTTCTGATGAACCAGGGGGTCCAGATTATAAAATTGGATGGTATCAGATGGGTGGAGGCCCTCTTTCTATTGATTACACTATTTTGAATACTGCAAAATATGTTATCATGTCTGCATCTACATTTTCTTTCTGGCCTGTTTGGTTATCTACAGAAGTTAAGAAAGTAATCGCACCAATGTATTGGTTTGATTGGAACATCTCTGATGGATTTTGGAGACCTGCAGATTCCATCGTTATGGATTGGAATTACATGGATAAAAACGGAACAGTAAAGACTGCTGCTCAGTGTTGGGAAGAATACGAGAATTATAAGGGCGTACAAAACTTTGGACTTTCGGGTATCATTACAAAATATGAAAACGATTAATAAAAAGAAAAATTTCTACGGATGGATTGCCGCAGAAAATGAAACTCTTTCTGATTATACTTCTGCATGTCTTGAAGCAGTGGAATATGATAATGAATTTTCTAACTTCAGGAAGAATGAAAAATACAGAACAATTTTAGAAGGTGCTCCAAAACTTTTTTCTGATTATTATGTTCAGAAAATTAATTCTCATTTAAAGAAAAATTTGTTTTACAGCAATCTTGAAAAGTTTAAAGAGAATGATAAGATTGGTAATCCAGACTTATACGATGAGAGTGAAATTGGTTTAATTTCTCCAAGTACTCTTAAGTTTGCATTTAACGCTATTGATATTGTTTGTTTTCTTGAACAACAATCGCAACCTCTTTCTTTAAAAAATATTATTGAGATTGGTGGTGGGTATGGTGGACTTTGTTTACTATTATCTAATCTAATTGAATTTGAGTCTTATACTCTAATAGATTTACCTGAGGCTTGTAAACTTGCTCAAAAGTATATTTCAAATTTCGAGCATTTAAAAGATAAAGTCAATTTCGTTCCATGCGATAAACTTTCTTCAATAAAGAAAAAAGATTTTGATTTAGTTATTGCTGTAAATTCTCTTTCAGAGTGTAATCTTGAAACTCAATTAGATTACTTTGATAAGTTTGTATCTAAATCAAATTTTTCATACATTGTTCGTAATCCAGACACTCAAGAAAGATTTGAGCATCATGTAAAGACTATTGATTCTCTTCCAGAAAACTTTTTAGTTGATGATACAAATAAGGTAGAAGAGTGGTATAGTAGTAATATTATTGTGTATATCAAGCGAGGTGATGAAACTAATGATCAATCTACCTAATGTAACTTTATTCTGCATATCTTCAAATAATATTCCTGGAGCACTCTTTGCTCTACAGCATAGTATGAAGGGAATTAATTTTGGTGCAGTAAAGTTGATTACTCACGAAGATCCAGGTAATCTTCCCGAGGGAATTGAGTTTTCTAAATGCTATGAGATTAAGTCAATTCATGATTACAATTATTATTGCATTTACAACCTGAGCAAACATATTGATACTGATTATTGTCTTCTTGTTCAACCAGATGGGTTTGTAATTAATCCAGATAAATGGGATAATGAGTTCTTTAATTATGATTATATTGGTGCTCCTTGGGAGCAAGTTCCTCATTCTTATCTGGATCCTTGGGGAAAACCTCATAGAGTTGGAAATGGGGGATTCTCTTTTAGAAGTAAAAAACTTTTAGATGTACCCAAGAGAGCTTATATTCACTTTGATGTAAATTGGGGAGACTTTTATAAGCATTTTGGATATGGTAATACTGGAGAGGATGGAAATATCTGCGTTCACAATCGCCATATCTACGAAGCATTGGGGTGTAAGTTTGCCCCAGTGGAAGTTGCCGCTAAATTTTCTCACGAAAAACCACTTCCAGAAACTCAGGGAATTGTTCCCTTTGGATTCCATTATCATTTACCACCAGGAACTGTACTATGATCGGACATAATCACTTAGGAAAGAATGGTCGTTTTGGAAATCAAATGTTCCAATACGCTGCTACTAGAGGAATTGCTGCTAATCGAGGATTTGATTGGTGTATTCCCCCTGGTCCTAAAACTTATGATGAATTCAACGATGAAGAAAATCAGCATAAGTTATTCATGGCTTTTAATCTTCCTCATGTAAAGGAGGTTAATCTTTTTCCAGCACCTTATGTGGAAGAGGAAACATTTAGATTTAATGAAAATCTTTTTAATAACTGCGAAGATAACGTAAATCTTTATGGGTATTTTCAATCACCAAAATACTTTAATCATATTGCTGATGAAATTCGTGAAGACTTTACTTTCGTAGATGATATTCTCAAACCATGTAAAGAGATGTTCTCATTTGGAGTTGATGCAATTTCTCTTCATATTCGTAGAACAGATCATCTAATTAAACCACAATATCATCCAGTTCTCCCTCTTGAATACTACGAAGCAGCACTGGAAAAACTACCAGAAAATCTTCCAGTTATGATTTTTTCTGATGATCCAAAGTGGTGTAAGACTCAATCTTTATTTGAGAGTGATAGATTTTTGATCTCGGAATCTGATGATAATATAATTGATATGTGCCTTATGACTCTTTGCTCATATCATATCATTGCTAATAGTACTTATAGTTGGTGGGGAGCATGGTTGGCTAATTCTAAAAAAATTATTGCACCCAAAGTTTGGTTTGGACCTGCTGCTACAATTGATGAAGTTGATTTAGTACCTGAGGATTGGGAAAGAATTTAATGACTGAATTTTCTATTGCAATTCCATCTCATGATAGGGGAGAGAATGGACCAATTTGGATGAGACAATTGCTCGATTCTCTTAAGGTTCAAACGTTTCAAGATTTTGATATTGTTGTTTCTGATCAAAGTAAAAATGATTTAATCTTGGATGTTTGTAAAGAATATTCTGATGATTTTGAATTTACTTTTGTTAGATATTCTGGTACTAATGCATGTGAAAATATTAATGTTGCTTTAGATAATTGTGCTGGTAAAATAATTAAAATCATGTTCTCCGATGATGTTTTTGTTTCACCGAAAGCATTAGAAATTATTTCCGAGGAATACAAAACATCTAATTGTAAATGGGCATTTAGTGGATTTTGCGGAACTAAAGACGGAGTTTCTTTCTATGATCAAAAAGTTCCAAAATGGGTTGACTACACTCTTGAGGGAAGAAATCTTCTGAGCAGTCCATCCGTAGTTTCATTTTTAAATGATTGCAAAGTTAACTTTGATTTAAATCTAAAACTATTACTCGACACCGATTTTTATCATAGAATGAGGTGGAATAATGGACTTCCAAATATTATTCCTGATATTCTAGTTGCAAATAGAGATCATGATAATCGAATAAGCAGTCAAGCAACTTCTCAATATGATTGTGTTGTAGAGCATCCAGAAGGTGGATGGATGATGAATAGTAAAGAATTAAAATATATTCAAGAAAAATATTCAGAATTTATACAAACTAGAAAGTATCCAGATGAAAACTGATTTATCAAAAGCGACTTTTATCATTCCAGTCAGAATAGAATCTGATGATAGACTTAGGAATGTTATTACATCTCTATGCTTTTTATTGGAAAATTTTGAAACAAATATAATCTTAAAGGAGGTTGATTCTACTTCAGTATTTCGTAATCAAGCACTTCCTCAGATTTCAGAATTTCTGGGAAATGTTCCAGATATTGATCATATCTTTGAAGAAAGTGATGGTGGAACTTTTCATAGGCAAAGAATTCTGAATGAAATGCTATGGGTTTCCAATACTGAGGTTGTTGTAAATTATGATTGTGATGTTATTCTCCCATTCAATTCTTATCTAGAGGCATATAATTCTATTATTGATCATACTTATGATATTGTATATCCATACGGTCAAGGGATGTATCAGAAGCAAGTTGCTGCTACTGATGAACTAGTCTCTGATTTTCTATCTAACGATTTTGATTTTTCAGTTTTAGATAAAAATTCAAATACTCACACCTCCGATTTTGGGTGGGCTCAGTTCTTTAACCGTAAAGTTTATATTGAAGGTGGAATGGAAAATGAAAACTTTGTAGCATATGCACCAGAAGATAAAGAAAGATTTTACAGATTTACTACATTGGGGTATAATGTAGGACGTATTAATGATTATGTCTATCATCTAGAACATAAAAGAGGTCCTAATTCATGGTTCAGTAATCCCCATATGAATCAGAATAATGATGAATGGGAAAAGGTCCAATCAATGAGTGTGGAAGAATTAAAAAATTATTATTTACAACAGTCGTATCTTAAAAAATACCAATGAATCGAATTTCAGATTACGAACAATTAAAAAATAGAATTGTTAAATGGTTGGGTGACTATGTACTAGAAAACCCTAGCATCAAATCTCTTGTTGTAGGAGTTTCTGGAGGAATTGACTCTGCTGTAGTCTCAACTCTTTGTGCAGAAACTGGACTACCAACATATGTCTTGTCTATGCCTCTACTTTCAAATGTAGATAATGATAGACTTTCAGATGATCATACAAAAGCATTGGAAGCAAAATATCCTAATGTTACTAGAATTCGTGTAGAACTTTCTAGTGTGTATGATAAATTCGTTCATAGTTTGAATTGGTGGACTAACAGTTCTCAGTACACAAGCAATCAACTTGCAAATGCAAATACAAAATCACGCATTCGCATGGTTACTTTGTATCAAATTGCTGGATCTGTTGGTGGTATTGTTGTCGGTACTGGAAATAAAGTTGAAGATTACGGTGTGGGATTTTATACTAAATATGGTGATGGTGGAGTTGATATTGCTCCTATCGCAGACCTTTATAAAACTGAGGTATGGGAACTTGGAAAATATCTTGGAGTAGATCAACGTATTGTTGATGCTCCTCCCACAGATGGACTTTGGGAAGATGGTAGATCTGATGAGGATCAGATTGGAACATCTTATGAAATGCTTGAGTGGGTTATGGAAACTGGATTGAGTGAAGATCCAATGTTTCTTAACGAAAATCAACTAAAAGCAATCGAAGTCTATAAAAAATTTAACACCCAAAATAAACATAAAATGTTGTCTATTCCTACATTTAAACTATGAAGATTGGAGTTATCGGAGCAGGAAGACTTGGTATTTGCTTTGCTCTTCTTGCAGAAAAATCTGGATATGATGTTATCGTATCTGATTGTCGTGAGGATTATGTTATTTCCCTAAACAATCGAATCATCAATACCAACGAACCAGAAGTAGCGGATCTTTTAGATGATGCTAAAAACTTCGTAGCGACTATTGATAATATTGAGGTTGTAAAGCAATCCGATATCATCTACACTTTGGTAGCAACTCCTTCTGCTGCAGATGGATCTTACGATGTAACTGCTGTTTGGAAAGTAGTTGAAGATATTCAAAAAGCATCTGAGTATGGTATTGATTTAAATGGAAAAGTTTTTGTAGTTGGATGCACTACAAATCCTGGAGATTGTGAAAAGTTTAAAGAAAAACTTTCTCCATATGGAGTAGACGTTTTTTATAACCCAGAATTTATTGCTCAGGGATCTATTATTCATGATCTGAGATATGCTGATATGGTTCTTATTGGAGGGGAAGATCCTAATGTAAGATCTAAGATTGCTACGATTTATAGCAGAATTCAATGGATTGAAGCAAATCCTTGTTTTATGTCTACTACTGCAGCAGAGATTGTAAAACTAGCACTTAATTGTTACCTTACAACTAAAATCAGTTACGCAAATATGGTCGGTGAAGTTTTAACTTTATCTGGTCTAGAAAACGAAATCGAACAGGTTTTAGATGCTATCGGATCTGATAGTAGAGTTGGTAAAAAATATATGAGATATGGATTTGGATATGGTGGTCCATGTCTACCTAGAGACAATCGTTCTTTTGCTGCATATGCTCAAAAGGTTGGATTGAAGTATAATCTTGGATCGGTTACTGATGCTTTTAATGAGCAACATTCAAAATTCTTATTTGAATATTTTGCTTCAATTAATAATGAAGGTCTTCCTTATTACTTCCCACATGTTTCTTATAAGAAAGGAACGGACATCTTAACTGAAAGTCGCCAATATAAACTTTGTATCGATCTTTTAGATGCTGGATATAAAGTTTATATTGGTGATAACCAAACAATCCTTGATCAAATTCAGCAACCAATGCTAGAATACTATGGTGATAGAGTTGTTTTTGTCTCTGAGCAATCTGAAATTAAAGAAGATTTTATTCTGGTTGGGTTATGAATGAATTATTAGATAAAAATAAATCAGCATATAAGCTGAGGGGAATTGGTCCAATTTATTATCTTAATCTGGATGGTCAACCAGAGAGAGCTCAATATATGGAAGACCAATTTAAATATTGGGAAATTGAAAACTATACTCGTATCTCTGCGTATGATGGTAGACAAGATGACCTTAGTGATATTCTTACTGGTAGATATCCAGAAATGATGACCTCTGGGGAAATTGGTTGCACGACATCACATCTTAAAGCAATCAAACATTGGATGGAAACATCTGATAGTCCATATGCAGTTATTATGGAAGATGATTGTAATTTGGATTTGGTTAGATTTTGGAATTTTACTTGGTTAGATTTTTATTCTAGAATTCCATATGATTGGGATGTAGTTCAAACTGCTATTATTTGTACTGGTGATTTGCATGTGAAACTTCATAAAAGATTTGTAAATGATTTTTCTACAGCTTGTTATATTATCAACAGGCATCATGCAGAAAAGCTTCTTAAATTTCATGTGAAGGGAGAAGACAAATATCGATTGGATAATGGTGTTAAACCACGTCCTGTTGCTGATGACTTAATTTATAATTCGGGAAATACTTACTCCATTCCACTCTTCTTATACAAGATTCAATTGGGATCATCTATTCATCCAGAACACGTTGATATTTTTCATCGTCAAAGTCATGATGGACTTAAAAACTTTTGGGAACAGACTGGGGCTCAGTTAACCATTGCGGACTTAATGGAATATGATCCGTATCTAGGGAGAATCACAGAACCATCTCAACCAAAAGCTTGACGAATTGTAAAAAAAATGTTAAAGTAAATTCATTGAATAACCATGCCGCAACTATTTGCATGGTTATTCGATATGTCGTTTAGTACTAAAAACAACTTTATGAAACTCAAACAACTGATGCTTGCACCTGTTGCTCTGGGAATGGTTGCTCCTGTTGCTGCGAATGCCGCAGACCTTAATATGGCGGCAGTCAATCAATATGCTACAGCAGAACAAGTCTCAAGTATCAATCAACTGTCTGATGTTCAACCTACCGATTGGGCATATCAGGCACTCAGCAACCTCGTTGAGCGTTATGGTTGCGTTGCTGGTTATCCTAACGGGACCTATGGTGGTGGTCGTTCGATGAGTCGTTACGAAGCCGCTGCTCTTCTGAACGCTTGTCTGGATCGTGTAACGGAAGTTACCGATGAACTTCAGCGTCTTATTGCTGAATTCAAAACTGAACTTGGTGTTCTTAAGGGTCGTGTAAATGGCCTTGAAGCAAAAGTTGGTGAACTTGAGGCAACTCAATTCTCCACTACTACCAAACTCAAGGGTGAAGCAATCTTTGCTTTGGGTGGAGTTCCTGGTCTTGAAACGAATGATGGTGGAAACGTTGGAAACACCGCATTCAACTATGATCTCCGTCTGAACTTTGATACTTCATTCACTGGTAAGGATCTGCTCCGCACTCGTCTTCGTGCTGGTAACTTCAATGATAATCCTTTCGGTTCTTCTTCATCACTCTTCAAACTTGATAAGGCAGAAACCACTGCTAATAGTGTAGAGATTGATCGCCTGTATTATCAGTTCCCTGTTGCTCAGAATGTAACTCTGACTGCTGGACCTCTGGTTCGTAACACTGAGATGTCTTGGGTTCCTACCGCTTATCGTTCGGAAATTCTTGACTTCTTCACCACTGCTGGTGCTCCTGGTGTCTATAACAAGGCAACTGGTGCTGGTTTCGGTGCTCAGTATGTTGGTAAAACTGGATTCGTTGCTGGTCTGAACTACGTTGCTCAAAACGGTAGCGATAGTGAGACTGGTGTATTCAATGCCGATGGTGCTCTAAACCTGCTTGCTCAAGTTGGTTACAAGGCATCTAACTGGGGTGTTGGTGTTGGTTATCGTTATGGTACTGAGGGCACCCGTCCTCGTTCCTTCAACGGTCCTCTTGGGTTCAATGGAACTCTTGCTACTGGTCAAGAATCAAATAGCGTTGCTGTAAATGGTTACTGGCAACCTACTGAGTCTGGTTTTGTTCCTTCAATCAGTGCTGGTTACGGTTACAATGCCGTAAGTGGCGGTGATGATTACAACACCGATTCTTGGTTCGTCGGTCTTCAGTGGAGCGATGTGTTCGCCAAGGGCAACTCTGCTGGAGTTGCTTATGGTGCAGCACCTACCACTGACGTAGAAGACGCTCAACTTCTGGAAATCTTCTACAAGTTCCAAGTGTCTGATAACATCAGCATCACTCCTGCTCTCTTCTATGTGACGAACAATCAAAGGTTCGATGACTCCTCCAAGTGGGGCGGCGTCGTTCAGACTAAGTTCACCTTCTGATAATCACTCACATAATGAGTGGAACCACCCCCAAAAGGGGTGGTTTTTATTTTCATTTCCTAACAAAATAAGTATAAATGCTTACCAAAGGTACTTGACTCTTTTTTATTTTTCCTATATAATTGTGTAACAATTCGTAATAAAACGAAAATGACTGTAACAACTAATGAGCGCGGACAAATGAACATGTTCGCTAAAGAACCTACAATGTGGATGTCGAAAGAAGACATCGAACGTTATGGGTTTGAACCTTATGCAGTAAAAGCGGAGAAAGCAAATGGACGTTGGGCTATGGTCGGCATTGTTGCTGGTTTCCTTTCTTATGCTATCACAGGTAAATTCTTCTTTGGATTGATTTGATATTGGAGTTGATTTTCTACGCATTTAGTGATAAATTATTTTAAAGATCTTTTCGATTTAATCGTAAATGCTAGATTCAAATAAAAAACCAGAAATTTGGGCAGAGATTAAATTTGTTCCTGCTGACCCAAATCAAAAACCAGCCTTTCTTTCGACTAAAAAAACAAAACGTCAAAAAATTATTCAAAAATTAAAAGAAATTTGGAGGATTCTAAAATGAACGAACGCGCAGAACGTATTAATGGTTGGGCAGCAATGATCGGTATTGTTGCCGCTATGGGCAGTTATGCTTTTACTGGTCAAATCATTCCAGGTATTTGGTGATGATCGAATTACTTTGGACAGTAACAGCTGTTGCCTTTTTAACACTTTTAGGTTATAGTGTAGAGAAAGTATTAGAAACGTATTGAAAATTATGCTTATTCCTTCAGTTGATTTAATGTTCCGTGAGAGCGGAAAGTTTGTTGCTCGCAGCACAGAAGAACTTTTTACTGGAAAGCGAGTAGTTATTTTTTCACTTCCTGGAGCATTTACCCCTACTTGCAGTTCATATCAATTACCTGGGTATGAAGAAAAGTTTGTTGAATTCATTCAGCAAGGAATTGATGACGTATATTGTATTTCTATGAACGATGCATTCGTTATGAATGCATGGGCAAAATCTCTAGGAGTTTCAAAAGTCAAACTTCTTCCTGATGGTAATGGAGAATTTACCAAAGGTATGGATATGCTTGTAAAGAAATTTAATCTAGGATTTGCTTACCGTTCGTGGCGATATGCTGCTGTTATTGATAATTGTTTGATTGAGAAACTGTTCATCGAGTCTGGTAAATGTGATAATGCAGAAGATGATCCTTATGAGGAAACCACACCAGAAAAAGTTTTGGGATACCTAAAAAGTAAATCCTGTGTAAATTGCTGAAAATATAATCTTTGTAAGCACCTTAATAGGTGCTTTTTTTATAAATACCTCAGTGTTTATAGAAAAACGAGATGACGTTAGATCTTCATAACTTTTTCAAATATTATGATGATGGTAACGCGAATCACGTAGCAGCAGTTCAATGGTTAGAAGATAACCTTCCTGCTGAGTTTATGGACGATTCAGAAACCGAGTGGATTGGTATTTTTAGAACAAAACCTCCAACTCCAGCAGTTCTTAACGTTCCATACTTCAATCAAGTAGATAACTATCGAGATGCACATAGAACTTGTAACAGTTCATCGTGCGCTATGTGCCTTGCTTTCCTCAAGCCAGGAAGCATCAAAGGCGACGATGAATACGTTAAGAAAGTATTTGCGATTGGCGACACTACTGACCATGCGGTACAGACGAAAGTTCTCGCAGGTTATGGAGTTAAGTCTCACTTTAGCTATAATCTTTCTTTTGCTGATATTGATAAGAGTCTTGATGCTGGGAAACCTGTTGTTATTGGTATCTTGCATCGCGGTTCTTTATCTGCTCCTACTGGTGGTCACATGTGTGTAGTGATTGGTAAGACTCCAGATGGAAAGGGATATTTCGTTAATGATCCTTATGGTTCTTTGAATGATAATTACACTGGTCCCGTAACAAATGGTAAGAAGACCATTTATACAAAGGCAGTCCTGAAGCATCGTTGGTGTCCAGGAGGTAATGATGGGTGGGGAAGGATCTTCGACTGAGTTTAAAAAGAAAATTCTGGAAGAAGTGAAGAAACTCACAAATCAAGGAAAACACAAAGAAGCAAACGAATTATTTGAAATTTACTTTCCAAATATAGGAGGAACAAATGGCAAGAATTGATCTACACAACTTTTTCAAGTTCTATGATGAGAAGAATCCTAATCACGTTAAAGCCGTACAGTGGTTAGAAGATAACTTACCAGTTAAGTATCTAGAAGATAACGTAGATTGGGCGGAGATTTTTAGAGGAAAAAAGGGTAATGCTGCACCAGCCCCTGCTGCTGCAGCTCCTGCTTCTGTAGTTGGTGGTGATGATGTTCCACAAATGGGCATCAAATTAGTTAAAGAATTTGAAGGATGCAGATTGAATGCCTATCCAGATCCTCTTTCTGGTGGACTTCCAATCACTATTGGTTGGGGTTCTACTAGAAATAAGAATGGGCAACCATTCAAGATGGGAGACAAAATTACTCAAGCAGAAGCAGATGAGCTACTGATTGAAGAAGCGAAGCATCACTTTCTCCCAGCACTTCGTAAGATTCCACATTGGAATGAAATGAGTGATGGTAAAAGAGGAGCTTTGCTCAGCTTTGCTTATAATCTCGGCGCTGGTTTTTACGGTGGTGATAATTTTAATACTATAACTAGAGTACTGAAGAATAAAGAGTGGGACAAAGTTCCCGATGCGCTCTATCTCTACAGAAATCCTGGTTCAAATGTAGAAGCAGGTTTAGCACGTAGAAGAAAGGCGGAAGGTGAAGCTTGGAAAAAAGGTTAACCTCACTCTCAATCAAGGACAATGGCTGAACCACAACAGAAAAAGGAAAGATGTATGAGCACTATCGTTAGAATTACTGTTTTGAGTTGGAGTGCTGCTCTACTCACAGCATCATATGCGGGTCTACTTGCTAAAATGGATCCAACCTTTATTGCTACAGTGTTTACTGCAGCAGCTGCTACCTTTGGAGTTGATACTCTAAAAAAAGGAGACGATAAGGATGGAGATCAACCAAATAGACAACCTGGGATCACCTCAGTTGAACCAACTCCAGAACCAGAACCTCCAGCAGAACTCGTTGCCGATGCTTCAGCAACCACAGGTTGCCCAAACTGCGATCCAGGGGATTCCCCAGACTACAGTAGAGCGTCTGCCCGCCCCGAAGCTTGAAGTTCCAGTAACACAAGGTCTAGGACTTCCTATTATAGACTTTCCTAGACCTTCTATAAAATATCCTGTGATCAATGTTCCAACACAGGAAGAGTTTGATGCAGCTGTAAAAGCAGATCAGAAAAAACAAGAGGAACAGGCAGATAAGAACAGGAGTTTACCTAATAGTACTCCCCCACCTCAAGTGCCTCAAGTTTTTCAAACTCCCCCCACTCAAGCGCCTATTGCTGAAATACCAGCAGATAAACCTCAACCAACCTTTACAGTTCTTGGTGCAGATATTAATCTACCTGATCCTTCTCTTGTTGCTACGGCTGGTGCTGTCGCAGTAGTAACTACTGCCGCTACGATAGCGTCTACAACTGTTCTTAATGCATTAAAGAACGCAGCAGAACCAATCATTAAAGAAGCAACTAAAAATAAATTTAAAATCAAAATCAAACAAGTTAAACCTGTTTTACACTATGTCTTAGCAGAAGAAGGGCACGTTGATATTTTTGAATATTCTGAAAATGGGACAAAACTTGTAGAACAAGTTACTAATGTAGAGCAATATATTCGGGATCAAGTTGAGATTAATGCTCTTTACGAAATAGACAATAAGATTATTATTGATGATATTATCAAAGATAAGTTTACAAAAGAGGGCAAAGAAAGATTTAAATCTCTCTTTGCCCCCGCTAAAAAAATTGCTAAAAAATTGTCTGCTAAATTATCTATCTGATGTGAATTGTGTAATAATCCACCCAATTACTAAGACTGGTAATTGAATTGAAACGTTGTAAAGAATTTCAAGAAAGATATTATCTTTCTCTTCCTTACGCTTTTCTTTTACTGGTGCAGCAGTCATTTTTGCCTCCTAGATTCCAATAAAGCAAAGTCCTTTTTCTTTGTACCACCATCATATTCCCAAGCATAACCTTCATCAATCATTTGTTGATTGATGGATTTCTTTTTATTCACTGCTGATACTTCTTTGTCCCCAATAAAAAGATGTCCCAGAATTCTTCCGTATTTTTCGGTCGAATCTGGGAGTTCTGTTTTTACAATAATATCAGTCTGACCTTCTAATTTCTTTTTAAGCCACTCTTTAACTTCAAGACCAAGTTTCTTTTCATACGCATTAGTTGTTCTGCTCTCTGGGGTATCGACACCAGCAAGACGAATTCGCTTAGTAAGGGAGATATCAAAACCCAAATCAATATCAGCGTCAATAGTGTCGCCATCTACTACCTTATGAACTGAACGTATTCTATAGATGTATGGATCTTTGTCTGACATTCTTCAGAATAGTTTAAACTTCTCAGTATTTAGTTTAGGAATAGGTAGTTTTTCAAATGCTTTATTAACTTGTTTTTCAACAACAGCACCAACAAACTCTTCTGGATTATTCAGAATATTCTGTGCCTTTTGATAAGTCACATAAGCACCATAACAAAGTGCTCCACTAATCGCTAGACTTGTTGCTGATAGAATGAGTGCTAGGTTCTTCATCTTGCATCTCCATATATGCTAATCTTAATATGTAGTAAATGATGTATCCTGTGAACGCAAGTCCGCAAGATAATATTATAACAACTCCCCAGGGAAAATCATTTATGGACATACCAAATACCCACAATAGGAAAAATTACTAAACAAAAACAAAGTATCCCTAAAGTTATTGGATTGTTTAATATCCAAACAACAGCATGAGACATTAGTATTTACCCTCCACACAATACTCTGATTTTTGATTTGGAGTATATTCTTTGTAACCTTCTTGTGGTTTCATCCATCCGCAACCGATTAACCATTCCATCGTCATTGGTGTTGGACGAATCTGTTCCCACAATGGACCTTTCGCACACATTTCTAACTTCTGTGCGGTTACATTTGACTGCTCTTCTGCCCAGTTAGCATCTGCCTCCCAAGGAACTGCACGACTTTGCATCATTGATTCATATGCAAGTCTCGTGCTCTTCATTACCCAAGATGGAATCTCAGAATCTTGATGAACCTGAGCCATAAAAGATGTTTCAATTCCACCACCCATACAGTCTTGGACGACATGCCAACCCTCATGTCTCATTGTTCCCAGAAATTCTCTAGGATCTTTTAAAAGATTTTCATTAACAAAGAAACGATTATACTTTGGTTTGTAAAGTCCGACTGTTCTTGGAGTAAAGTATCTACTCTGCCCAACATATACAGGGACGTTAACTTTATTCAAAGCAGTTAAAATACTTTTAATTTCTTCTCTGAATGGATCAAAAGATGCGCTTTTAAGTATATCAGACTCTGGTGTAAGTTGTTCAACCCCTTCTGTACATTCTCTGAGTATCATACAACCCATCGCTGCTACGCTATATGCGGGAACAGTTGGTTGAGTCTTTTCTAATTTATTTGCATTAACTGGAAATGAAAAGGTTAATGATAACCCGATTGCTGTGAGGATCTTTTTCATTCATCCCACCATCCTTCTTGTTTATGAATCCAGACTTTCAAATCTTTTACATACTTTCTCAAGATCTGGGCCTGTTCTTCATGCCAATAGTCACCCGTCTCCATCCAAAGACGAGTGTGATTGTCTATAGCTTTGAGAATCTGATGGATTGGAGCATTCCAACACTCCCTCTTTGGAGTGTTCCATTCTCTTGGCACGGTACTACTAGTGAGTGTATTTCGTTATATCTAAAATATTCTAAAGTGCATTGACCAGGATTTGTTTCAATGTAACCAACTATCATAAAAGCGATGAACTCCATCACTTCTTCTTACCACCATTCTTTGCTTTTTTCGCTGTAGCATTACCAGAATTCTGCTTGGCGTTAGCAGACTTACTTTTTTTATTTTTGGGTTTGCCCATTGACTTGCTTAGGAGGTGTCTTTATATTTAGAGATCCAACAGGGTCAATTGTAACAATTTTTGGTGGTTGTATTATTACATCAGCACAAACACTTGCATATGGACTATTTGGATGAAAGTCGATACCTGATTTTTTTGCTTCACCGCATTTCAATAACCTAACTAATTCAAAATCGAGACGTGCTTTATCCGCTTCTGCGTTTTGTCTTTTTATTTCTGTTCTTGCTCTTTCTTTACAAAGTTCTTGTAATGAACCATCGAGGGGGAAATTAAATCCTAGACTTACACCAAAATTCCCATTATAAGATTGATAAGACTCTGGATCTTGACTCCCATTAAAATTTCCTAATGCAAATGGAGCAACGCTCATTGTTGGACCTTGGCAACTAACCCCACCACCATAAGTATTCATTGCATAAGGACCCTGAAGCACCTGAACTGCCTGGTTAGTTACGTTACCAGTCGCAGATGCTGAGGGTCCTGCAATATTAGTATTGCTCGGTGCTTGCTGAGCTTTACTTTTTGTCGAACCTGCAAGAGATAGTAATAATATTCCTGTTACTGTGTAAAGACAGATACCGAGTTTGTAACCGAATTTGTTTCTGTACTGCGATCTATCCATGTTTCCTTAGCCACTCCTGGGCCGAGATAAGTTTCGCTGAACTGGAATGGAGCGCCTTGATTCATAATAGTATAATTGGCTCCAGGTGTTGGATTACCAGGAATATTGATGTTTGTTCCAGTTACAGTGTAAGATGTGCCAGTTGTATATTCAACTTGGCGAATTGTTTCTACAATCTTTGTAGTCGATTCTGTGGTTGCAGTGATTGTTCCTCTAGTAAAATTAGGAACAACTTGTTCAGCTAGGGCAGGACAAGAAAACCCTAGCAGGAGCAACCCTGCTAGGATACTTTTCATTTGAATACGCTCAATTCAACGCTACGTTGTGCTGTTGCTGTAGTACCAGGACCACCAGCAGTAACAGTAGGAACACCTGTAGGTGATAATGTACCAGCGAGAGAACCTTTGTCTCCTGCTAACTGAGTAACACTATCCCCATAAAGGTTGGGAGAAGCAATAACTCCACCAGAGACCGACTGAGTGGTGACGATTGAATCAGCAGCATTGAAACTTTCTGAGAAAGTAAATGCTTGACCTGCCGTATTAATATCGTAAGTTCCAGCGCCACTTACACCACCGAATGAAGTTGCTTGAATATTTGTACCTGAGGCAGAATATGATGCCCCAATTCTTGTTGACTGAACCGCCGCGCCCTGTACACCTAATTGAACAGAATCAGTAATTCTTGATGTAATTTCAGCAGCACTTACAGGAGTGATAAAGAATAACGAAAAGGCTAAAAGAAGTCTTTTCATTTTTTCTTAGTAATAAACACTACTATTATTTAGCAAAGTGTCCCCACATTGGGGCTCATATTGGGGCTTGACTCTTACGGCAAACCGTAGTATGATAAATACATCAACAAGTTAAGAACCGTTACAGATTCTTAATGTTGACTTCTCAAACCGAGATCACGAGAAGTAAAGTATCTCTCATATCCCCGCTGAGGGTGCGGGGAACATAGTAACTCCACCATTTCCCCGATGGTCTTACTACCTTTTAAAACAAATGACTGCTACAATTGCTCAACAACGTTCCACAAATACCTGGAACCAATTCTGTGAGTGGGTTACTTCCACTAACAACCGTATCTATGTTGGTTGGTTCGGAGTCCTTATGATTCCTTGCCTTCTTGCTGCTACGACTTGCTTCATTATCGCATTCGTCGGTGCTCCTCCTGTGGACATTGACGGCATTCGTGAACCAGTTGCTGGTTCTCTCATGTACGGAAACAACATCATCTCTGGTGCTGTTGTTCCTTCTTCTAATGCTATTGGACTTCACTTCTATCCTATCTGGGAAGCTGCTTCTCTGGATGAATGGTTGTACAATGGTGGACCTTTCCAACTTGTTGTTTTCCACTTCCTCATCGGCATCTATGCCTATATGGGTCGTGAGTGGGAATTGTCGTATCGCCTGGGGATGCGCCCCTGGATTTGTGTTGCATATTCCGCACCCGTTGCTGCCGCTTCTGCAGTATTCTTGGTCTATCCTTTCGGACAAGGATCGTTCTCTGATGCTATGCCTCTCGGTATTTCGGGCACGTTTAACTACATGCTCGTCTTCCAAGCAGAACATAACATTCTTATGCATCCCTTCCATATGCTTGGAGTTGCGGGAGTATTTGGCGGATCACTCTTCAGTGCAATGCACGGTTCTTTGGTCACTTCATCTTTAGTTCGTGAAACTACTGAAACCGAATCTCAGAACTATGGTTATAAGTTCGGTCAAGAAGAAGAGACCTACAACATTGTTGCTGCTCATGGTTATTTTGGTCGCCTTATTTTTCAATATGCTTCGTTCAATAACTCCCGTTCGCTGCACTTCTTCCTTGCTGCCTGGCCTGTTGTAGGTATCTGGTTCACCGCTCTTGGTGTGAGCACTATGGCTTTTAATCTCAACGGTCTGAATTTCAATCAGAGTATCCTGGACAGTCAGGGTCGTGTGCTCAATACTTGGGCAGATGTCCTGAATCGTGCTGGACTCGGAATGGAAGTGATGCATGAGAGAAATGCACATAATTTTCCTTTGGACCTCGCTGCTGCCGAAGCAACTCCTGTTGCCTTGACTGCTCCTGCGATTGGTTGATAAGTTAGAGTTTTCTAACAGAGACCCCGAAAGGGGTCTTTTTTATTGCTAAATACTTAAAGTTATGGTATAATAACTTTAACAACTAAACCGATTATGAAAACTTGTAAAATCTGCAACCAGTTAAAGCCACTTACAGAGTTCTATCAAACTGTAAGAAACGGTAGTCCATATGGGCATCACGGAAAATGTAAAAAGTGTTATGTGAAAAAACAACAAGAAAATTACGACCCAGTAAAAAAGAGGGATGAAAATTTGAAAAGAGTTTATGGTATTGGTATTGAGGAATATAATACTCTTTTAGAAAAGCAAGGGTATAAATGTGCTATTTGTAATTCCACTGACCCGAAAGGTAGAAAATCTGGTAGAGGTGGTGGAGTAGATGTTTTTTATGTTGACCACAATCATAAAACTGGTGAGGTTCGTGGACTTCTCTGTAATGTCTGCAATAGAACTATTGGTTATGTAAATGAAGATGTTGAGTTGATTAAGAGTATGATTGATTATGTTAAAAGGCATAGAGGTGAGTAGAAATTCCTATTGACCTATTTTGTAAAGTATTGTAAACTAAATATGAGAAACGATAATGGAGGATTGATGGTATCATCTACGCTTACAAAACCTATTCAACAAAAAGGTTGGTTTGATTTATTAGATGATTGGTTGAAAAGGGACAGATTTGTGTTTGTTGGATGGAGTGGATTACTACTATTCCCAACTGCTTATCTTGCTCTTGGTGGATGGTTGACTGGAACAACATTCGTCACAAGTTTTTATACACACGGTTTAGCATCAAGTTATTTGGAAGGTTGCAATTTTTTAACGTCTGCGGTAAGCACCCCAGCAGACGCTATGGGTCATTCTCTTCTTCTACTTTGGGGTCCTGAGGCTCAAGGGGATATCGTCAGGTGGTTCCAACTTGGGGGACTCTGGACTTTTGTGGCGCTCCACGGGGCCTTTAGTCTGATTGGTTTTATGCTTCGCCAGTTTGAGATTGCACGACTCGTAGGAATTAGACCGTACAATGCTATCGCGTTTTCTGGGCCTATTGCTGTTTTTGTCAGTGTGTTTCTCATGTATCCACTCGGACAATCGAGTTGGTTCTTTGCGCCGAGTTTTGGTGTTGCAGCGATTTTTAGGTTCCTCCTATTCCTACAAGGTTTTCATAATTGGACACTCAACCCCTTTCACATGATGGGAGTTGCTGGTATACTGGGAGGAGCACTGCTCTGTGCAATTCATGGTGCTACCGTAGAAAACACACTATTTGAAGACAGTGACCAATCAAACACCTTTAAAGCATTCGAACCAACCCAAGAAGAAGAGACCTATTCGATGGTCACTGCTAATCGGTTCTGGTCTCAAATATTCGGTATTGCTTTTTCTAACAAGCGTTGGCTTCACTTCTTTATGCTCTTTGTTCCCGTCATGGGACTCTGGACAAGTTCCATTGGAATCATTGGTCTTGCCCTCAATCTTCGTGCTTACGACTTTGTATCTCAGGAAATTCGTGCGGCAGAAGATCCAGAGTTTGAAACATTTTACACGAAAAATATTCTTCTGAATGAAGGTCTTCGTGCTTGGATGGCTCCAGTAGACCAACCTCATGAGAACTTTGTCTTTCCTGAAGAAATTTTGCCGAGAGGGAATGCCCTATAAACTTACCAAGACCCTTCGGGGTCTTTTTTCTTATGAATAACTTTTTAGTAATAATCTACTTCACATTCTTCGCAGTCATCGCAGGAGGTGCTTTTGCGATGATGTGGGCAAATGTCCAGTCCATCAATGAGGAAATGAGAAGACCAAAGAAACCTCAACATCCAGAAGCACCAAAAGAAGGTGATGAACTTTTATATGTTGACCTCACCAAAGAAAGACTAGAAAATCTTTATAACGATAAGTAATGCTAACAATCCTCACAGCCTTCATAGCATTCGGAGTGCTCCTCTTTCTAATGTCTCTGATATAATAGAATATAAATATCTAAGAAATATAATTTTTGATGGAAGAACTTTCAGAATTATTTAAAATAGTTGCAGAAGAAAATAAAAAGAAAAAACTAGAGATAGAATCTTTAGTTGGTGATTCTTTTGAGACACTTTTTATTGAGCAACTGAAACCCAAAAAGAAAAAAATTATTCAAAAGAAAATACAAGAACCTCAAATTGTTGAAATAGTAGAAGTAAAAAAAGATACTTTAATAGAAAAATCATTAGGTTTATTATCTGAACCATCAGATACCAAACATAAGAATGATCCACTCACACCACTCAATCAAAAGTTTGCAACACTTGATGATTTACAAAAACATTACAGCACTTTCCTTTCTCGTATTCAGCAACAACTCTCTACATTAGGTGGAGGTGGTGAAACTCAAATAAGATACTTGGACGATGTTGTAGGTGTTGCAACAAACTCAAGTGCTTATAATTCAAAATTTTTACAATGGGATTCTTCATCAAACAAGGCAGAGTTTGTTAATATCAATTCAGGAAATATTGTTGGTATTGTTACAGGATATTATGGAAGTTTTTATGATACCACAACACAAAATGTAGTAGGCGTCAATACATATCAACCATTTACAATCAATACGACTGATATATCAAATCAAGTATCAATAGCAAATAGTTCTCATATTGTCATTGCAAACTCTGGAATATATAATATTCAATTTTCTTTACAAATTGATAAGTCACAAGGTTCTCAAGCACACGTTTATATTTGGTTGAAAAAAAATGGGACAGATGTCCCAAATAGTGCAGGAGAAGTTTCAGTTCAGGGAACATCATCAGAAGCAATTGCTGCTTGGAATTATGTAGTATCTGCTTCTGCGAATGATTATTATGAACTTATGTGGAGTTCTACTGATATTCACGTTGAAATCAAAGCAAGGACTGCAAGTGGAGTTGTTCCTGCTATTCCATCAATCATTCTCACAGTAGTCTCTGTATAATACACAAGATAAATGCTCACAATCCTCGCAGCATTCATAAGTTTCGGAGTGTTCCTCTTTCTGATGTCCCTACTATAAAACCTCAAGGAGTATTACAAAATGTCTTATTTGAATCATAACTTACCTGATTGGAGTTGTTATATTCGCAACGAATTTCTATATAATCACAAAAAAGGGCAAGGTGAAGTTACGAAATGTGATGTTCACTCTGTCGCAAGTATGGAGAAACGAGTTCCATTATTCGAATGTTTTCTGGAGAATGGTGTAAACTGGACAAGAAGACCATTACATTCACTCTGCTGGAAACCTGATGCAGAAATAGAACCTCTCAATCAAATCATGTATTGGGATTGCTTCTCTTCTTATGTGGATGTACAAAGAAGGAATCGTCTTGCTGGACTGAAAGCAGAACTTATTCGTCCTGATAATACTAAAGTTCAAGGTGATTATATGTTCACTCTTGACTGGGGATTTGAGAATAAGGGAATGACGGATTTTAATTACTCAGAAACTCCAGAACATAAATGTGCTCATTTGTTCAAGGTTGAAACTGGTAATTATTATGCATATCCAAATAATAGAATTATATGGTATGATAGTGCCTGGACATTCAATCGTATCCAGTCAAATCCAGGATATGAGATTGATACGAATTTGTATTCTGTAGAAAATACAAGAACCTTTGAGACTTCTGATCACTACATTTATCAAATCAAGGAAGGGATTTAGTTGATGATATCCTCAGAAACTCCATACAAACTCGTAGAGATTATTCACGATACTTGGCCCAATCTTTACAGACCACCTGTTAGGAAACCCCAACCTAAAAGCGTACAGATTATATATTAAGATAAACATTTTTTATATTCATTATAGATCTTCAAAAGATTATAAGCCACCCTCAGATCTAAATAACTTTATAATAAAACATAAGATAGATGGCTCCTGTAAATATTAACTTAACTATCGAGCAGGGATCAGATTATGAGGCAACTTTTACCATTACGAATGATGATGGATCTGCATTAAATCTTACTGGATATACAGCAGAGGCAGAATTGAGAAAGCATTATGCTTCTACAAGTTCAAAATCATTTGCAATTGCATTTGTTGATCGACTTGCTGGTGAAATAGCAGTATCGATGGCTAGCACTGTAACCTCTACATTGTCTGAGGGTAGGTATGTTTATGATATAGTCCTTACCTCCCCTACAAGTACAAAGTCTAGAGTTATTCAAGGCAATATAATAGTTAATCCTGGAGTTACATTATGACTCATTATAATGTAAGATTATCATCACCATCAAAAAGAGTAACGGTTTCTCCTCCAACTAAGTATGATGTTGGAGTTAACTATGAAATTCCTACAAAGTCTTTACAATATAATAACATTATATTAGATGATATATCATCTGGATTTAATGGTATTGGAAAAACGTTTTCTTTATATGACGATGGTGCTGCATATACTCCAATAAATGATCAACAATTAATTGTTAGTCAAAATAATATTATACTTGAACCAGAAGAGGATTATACTATATCTGGTTCAAGTATAATATTCACCACTTCCCCACAAGTTGGTGATGATGTTTGGATAGTTGCTCTTGTTACAACTGCAGATTTAACAAGAACTATTAATTTTTCATTTGATAGTGGATCTCTTGACTTAGTTCCAGGAGTTAAGGGGTCGATTACTCTTGACGTAAGTGGAGTGATTGACTCTTGGAAAATATTTGCAGATCAAACTGGAACATTGGGAATCGATATTTTAAAATCAAATTACACAGATTTTCCAAATTTTGTTTCTATTGCTGGAACAGGGTCTTATCCAACTATTCTAAATACAAATAAGGGATTTGATGATACTTTAACTGGGTGGGACACTGC